GGCATTTTTGATAATGAGCATTCTCTGGAAGAGATCGGCGGGAGCGTAGCGTTTTCCGTTGTCCAACCAAGGCTTACTTGCGTAACGGCTGATGTTTCGGATGTTGTTGAGGGCGATGTTCTCAAAGTTCCAGTTGATGGTTCTGAGATTGAATATGTAATTCGTGTTGCCATGCCTGATGGCACCGGCATAACGGAGCTTCAACTGGAGAAACAATGAGCCATCTTCGCACACAGATTCGGCAGCGACTGGTAACCAATTTGACCGGCTTGACCACTACCGGAAGCAATTGTTTTGACACTCGCGTTTATCCGCTTGCATCAAATAAGCTTCCCGGGATCGCTGTTTATACAAAGAGCGAATCTACGGATTATGAGACCATGTCTCCACCAAGGACTTTGCGTAAAACGCTGACCGCAGTCATTGAGATATATGTCAAAATGACTTCTACGTTTGATGAGGTTCTTGATACCATTGCGGCTGAGATTGAGACGGCCCTTTATGGTGATTTAACACAGAATGGCTTGGCTTTTGACACTAAGGTAGTGTCGTTTGAGGCAGACTTTGGCGGTGATGCAGAGCAACCTTTGGGCCAAGGCATTATGGAGGTCGAGATTATTTATTCTGCGACCGAAGGAAGCCCACAGGGCTAAATATTTATTGGCTAGCTTTTAGAGGACATTCAAATGGCTACAGCTACAGGAAAAGACGGCGCTGTCTACGTTGGTGCGAACGCAGTTGCTGAGATTAGAGACTGGTCTCTTGAGACCACTTCAGAGGTCGTTAATGACACCGTTATGGGTGACACCTGGATGACCAACAAGGCCACTCAGAAGTCATGGACTGCGTCATTTAACGCTTTCTGGGATCCTTCTGATAGCACTGGTCAAGGCGCCCTAGATGAGGGGTCAGAGGTGACTCTGAATCTTTACCCAGAGGGAAATACAAGCACCAAGACATACTGGACTGGTTCAGCAATCATTACGTCTGTCAGCAAGTCGTCATCTTTTGACGGGCTTATTGAGGCGTCTTTTAGTGCCACTGGCAATGGCTCATTGACTGAAGACACTGTTTCGTAATGTCTAAGCTAATCGATATCGCCGTTTCTCACTTCAATAGTCGTGAAGTGAGACAGATGCAGATTCCAGAATGGGATAACGTCACTGTCTACGCCAAAAATCTGTCACTTGAAGATAAACACAAGTGGCTGAAGCGAGCGAAAGGTGAGACTGACGAGTATCTGCTCTATGCCGTAATCTTCGGATTAGTTGACGAGAACGGCGAACAGGTTTTTGATCTTGGCGATAAGTTCAAGTTAAAAACTAATGTCGATCCAGAATTGTTGTCCAAGATAGCCAATTTTGTGCTGGAAGTTAGCGCGCCAACCGAAGAGGAGCGCGAAAAAAACTTCTAAATGATCAAGGTGATCCTACTGAAATTTATTTCATGTATCAGCTCGCGGAACACCTTGGTCAGCCACTTTCAACCATCTTTGGCATGACGGTAGATGAATATAACCATTGGTTCACTTATCTTAAGATAAAGAATCAAAAGCTAAAGGAAGCCTCAGATGGCAACGCAGCAAGAACTTCTAGTCGCGCACCTAACCGCAGAAGATAAAACTAAACAGGCGTTTAATAGCGTCCAAAACAATATGCGGAACATGGGCAAGGAGGCCAATCGGGCGAATCAGCAACTTAGACTTGTAAGAGGAGGCGCTGGCCAGTTAGGTCATCAAATCCAAGATATTGCTGTACAGCTTCAGATGGGAACTAATGCCCTCATTGTCTTCGGCCAGCAAGGATCTCAGATAGCATCGCTAATGGGGCCGCAGGGCGCCCTTATTGGTGCCGTTTTGGCGGTTGGCGCCGCAATCGGAGTTGGCTTCCTAAACAACACAAAAAACGCCACTAACGAGCTTGAGGAGCTTAGAAAAAAAATCCTTGAGACTGTAGAGGCAACCGGAAACATTAATGAGGATTTTAGAAACTTTCTTGCATTCGCTAGGCGCAAGGATCTAGAAAAGCAACAGGAAACCTTTGATGAAACCATCAAGCAATATGAGTCTGCATCTGCAAGGCTAACGCTTTATGAGAATAGGCTTGACCAAGTAACTAAAGCAGAAAAAGACGGCGATTATGCCGCTCTTAGAAGTCTAAAAACAAAAGAAGAATACAGCAAATTAATAGCAGAGCAAGAAGGCTTGATCTCTAAGTTGAGAGTGGAGCTTGGCTTCTTAAAGAACGACCTTGATGGCGTTACTGTTGCAACCAGAGAGGATGCCCAAAGACGTATTGATGCTTCAAAGCAACTTGTTGAACAAGCCAATATAGAGCTTGATGCGATAGTCGATGCCAAGAAAAAGCAAGAAAAGCAAGAAGAGTTGTCAATGAAGGCTAGGCTGTCTAGCCTATCTAATCTGCACATGATAAATAATCTTGAGTTGGATGCTCTTAAGAGAGTTGATGACGCCAAGAAAAAATCCGCTGACGAAGAAAGGGATAGGCTGGAGAAAAATGCGGCCTACAGGCTTTCCGTTGCACAAACGATTATCGACTCAGCCAATGCAGAGCTAGATGCTATTGTGCAGGCAGAGGAAAAGAAGAAGGCGGCAAAAATGCAAAGCCTTCAGCTAGATCAAATGCTGGTTCAAAATTCTCAGCAGATGGTCGGGTCAATCATCCAGAACATGGATAAGCAATCAGGCGCATACAAGGCGTTGTTTGCTCTGCAACAAGCGATGGCTATTGCCCAAACCATTATTCAGTATGAGACAGCGATTGCACAGGCTAAGGGCCAGCTTGGGATATTCGGCTTGCCTATGGAGGCATTGTTAAGGGCGCAGCAAGTGGCTTCTGTGGCTATCATTGCCGGTCAGACCATAGCAGGGTTTGAGGGCGGCGGTATGATACCGAATGGCCCAAGAGCGGGTGGTGTAGATGGCCGCGGTGGCCGTATGGCAATTGTTCACCCTAACGAGAAAATCACTGATCTAAACAAGGGTGGCGATAACAAGCCCGTTAATATCAGCTTCAATATACAAGCTAATGACGCGGCAGGCTTTGATGAGCTTCTGGTCAAGCGCAGAGCCTTGATCGTTAACATGGTGAACAAGGCCGTAAACAACAGCGGCAGGAGGTCATTGACGTAATGGCTGATTTCCCAAGTAGTCCAGGTTTTAGGTCTGTCAGCACTAGGGTCGTTCACTACAACCTGAGAAGCGAGAGCATAAATGGCCGACTCCAAGTTCGATCTCTTGGGTCATCTCGGCGCGAGTTTACGCTGACATTTCCCCCTATGACTCGGGCAGAGTTTGATCCAATCCATGACTTTATCAATGCCAAGCAGGGGTCATACACAACCTTTACTATTGATCTTCCCGATCCCGATCAGGATGCTTACGAAACTGTTACCTGCCGATTCGCTAATGATGTACAGGAGTTTGGCGCAGGAGTTGATGGTCTTTATGAGTTTGAAGTTGATCTTATTGAGGAGATAGCGTGAGCCGAGGCTTATCTACCACTTGGACAAACGCTCTTGATGACAACCAGTTTCAGCTTGCGACTCTGATTGATATTGAGTTTTCTACCGTCCTGCGAATTACTGACTACGGGCAGAATTTAACTTATAACTCCAACAGTTATGGGAATAGCGCCAACGTCATAGAGATTGGTGATGTAAAAGAAACTGGCGCTCTTAAGGTTAACAGTATGTCAATTACCCTCACAGGGGCCAATCAGACGTATATATCGGCATTTCTGCAAAACGATTACATTAATACTCGCCTACACGTTAGAAGGGCATTAATAACCGGCACGAATACGGTTGCGGATGTCTTTACCTTTTTTGACGGTCGTATCACGGGTTTTGACATTGCAGACTCTACAACCGACAGCGCAATAAGCATTGAGGCAGCAAGCCATTGGGTAGACTTTGATAAGATTCGATGCAGAAGGACTAACTTAAAATCCCAGCAATCATTTTTCTCTACTGATGTGGGTTTTGAGTATGCCCACAACAAGATTAAAGACTTGCGCTGGGGGAGAAAGTCCTAATGGATCCTATATCAATAATCATTGGTGTTGTAGCCATTGTTGCTGGTGGCCTGTCCTACAAGGCCGCTAAAGATGCCCAGAAGGCCGCTAGACGCGCCCAAGATGAGATGTCTGGGGTTCTGGTCAATAAGGACTCTAATATCGAGCCTATCCCCGTAATCTACGGAGAGCGGCGTATAGGCGGCACAAGGGTTTATGTTCACACCGAAGGCGGCGATGAAAACCTATGGCTATATATGGCTATCGTACTATGCGAGGGCGAGGT